AGCATCACTTCATCACAAAAGGACTCAGGTTCTTGTTCTAACCACTTATTTAGCTTTTTCTCAGTTACAGGTTTTTGACGGGCTTCTGTTACGAATGTGTCATCCGCAGACATGAAATTGGGTATGCCGTCACTTCTGTCGCCCCTGATAATGTGTTCTTTCAGAAATGCCTCTGGCGTATTGGTCCGCAAGAACTTCTTACCCATTGGGCTATACTGTTCTACGTTCGCAAACTTCTGCAATTGCATAAAGTCTTTGTCGCTAGATAGAATCAGAATCTTTTCGGTGGTGCTGTTCTTAAGCGAAACACCAAACTTGTGCGTCAGCGTAGCAATAACGTCATCGGCTTCAGTCTTGTCAACTTGAATCACTTTGTATGGAAAGTATTCTTTGATTTCGTCACGCACTTTGTTTAGCGTTTCAAAGATTAGATTCCAGTCAAACGGAGATGCTTCTCTGTCTTTCTTACGACCAGCTTTGTAGTAAGGAAAGTAATCACGCCGCCAGTACTTCTTATCATCGCAACAGATAACAATGTCACCATAGCTGTCTTTGAATTTCATGTTGTACATGCGAATGCTATTCAGCACCATATGGCGAACCATGTTCTCATCAATTGGGTTTGATGCGTTTGAATTCACTTGCATCATCAAATTTGAAATCATTACCTGATTCAGGTCGATTAAAATCATTTTAGTTATCCAGTTATTACTCTAACAACAATTGTATCAGAGTTAATGCGCCCTGTCAACTCGGCAGGTTTAGTTGTCAATCCATCTAAGAGTTTCTTCAGCACAATCTTACCACCATCAAGCACTTGCTTAACAGTCACTTCGGGTTTACGCAATCGCTTGCCAGAAGATGTTTCGGCATTGAAGTTTTGAATTGTCGTGCCTTTGATTGTCAGCCCCTTTGCATTGTCAGCATTGTACATGCCAAGCAATTTTGTTTTGGTGTTGTACAACCATACTTGTGACGCACCAACAATCTTTTCTGGCAGAACACTTTTCAGATTCAACTCAGCGAAATCTTTCATGTATTGCACTTTAGATGCAATGACACTTGCGGGTTTCTCTTTTATTTTACGTGTTTTACGGGTAGGTTTCTTTTCTGCACCACGATTTGTTTCTGTAACAATCGCATCATAAAATTCTTTGATCTTACGCAATTGCACTTTGCTGAAATTGGAATAGGCTTCTTTGATATCAGCATCGGATGTATTCATAACGTCTTCAAATTCTTTAGAACGCTTGATGAACACTTCGCACATTTTTTTCTGCACAACGGCAGATAATTCTTTACCCTTTAGATACGATTCCATATCTGGTGCGAACTTACATCCACCAGCAATGAACTCATCAACAAGTCCTTCAATCTCTCCAACTTCTTCGGATGCCTTTTCACGAATTCTATCTTGAATAGACACGACTGGTGCAGTTGTTGTTGCAACAATTGGTGCTTTTGCTTTTTTAGTTTTCTTCGCAGTCTCCATGACAGTCTTAAATTCTTTGACAAAGAATTTTCTAAATGTCTCAGATGGATCGTAACCCATACACATCATACGTGCTACCCATCCTAATTGGCTAGGAATATATGCATCACTTGATGCAACTAAAGAAATTTCTTCTTTTGATCGACCAATGCTAGCCATGTATTCGACAACAAACGTTTTTGCTTGCTTGTTGTCACAAAAATAATTATACCAATTCAATGCACGAATTTCAGCAAGTTTAAGATTGCCGATTTCATCTTGATTGGTCCAAGAAGGTTCTGAGCCAAATGCTTGCACATCAGCGCCAGGATTGATCCTGGTAAATTTCATAACTTATTCACCTATTGTAAATGATACAGACTTGATAGAATCGTAACGGAAAGAACGCCATTCGTTTATGTCCAAGTCAACTACAGAGATAGCATCTTCAGTTAAAGTGGTGCGAACACGTTCAGTTTTCTTTTCGTATGTTGGAATTGCACTCTCTTGTAATGTGCATTTCATAGTACGCATTGTACCATCTTTCTTCAGAAAGTCAACAGTTACAGGACCATATTTCAAATGGCTAGTTAGCCAGTTACGAAATATTTTTTGCTCTTTTGGCGTAGTTGTTGAATAATTAAAAGTTGTCATATCAAAGTTCTCCATGTTAAAAATATCTTTCGTTCAATGTTTCTACTATACTCGTAATCTTGTCAATTGTCAAGTTCTCTTGTCTCGTTTTGGAATTGTTTTTCCATTTTTACTTCACTGTACAAATAATCATACAGTTCTTTAATGCCGCCAATGTATTTTGCATCGTGGTATATGTGAGGAACAAAATTAGTTTCGGGAACTAATATTCTCAATTGTTCTATTGAATAGTCTTGACCCAATATGAATAGTTTATATTGTCGCCTACAGACTGTCAACAGCGTTTCAACTTTATCAGTTGTTTTGCTTCCCTCTGCGCCGTAAACATAATACGTCATGGAACATCGTACACCTGCACATATCCACTTGGTTCATTATTTAAAATTGCAGTTTTAAGTGTACCCTTAAAATCGTATGTTACTTGATAGCCCTTTATCACACTATGATAAGTTTGTTCATTTACAAGTTTACATACAGGAGTTGAAAACGGAGGTGTCACACCCAAGATTAAAGTATTGGTTGAGGGTCCTGAATAATGTATTGTGCCATATTGTTTTTGACAATAATTTTTTGTCACCATGTACGGTACCTTTTCTATAATAGGTTTCACATTTATAACTTTTGCCATATAGTAGCCGTCTTTTGTTGACGAATCTTCTACAAGAGTAACTTTACCATATGCAGTATTACATAAAAATAAAGATGCTATAATACTATGTAGCGTACACGATTTTTTCATATTTCACTCTACAGCATAAACTTTCGTAACTGTTTTGATTCTAATTGCATTACCAGGATCGTAGTCCATTTTAACTGTACGAATTTGTCCTTGATACTCAAATGTCACATTGAATGCAGTAACATTATAACGAAACTCTCTATCACTATATGATGTGCATTTTTGTTGTTGCGTTATTTGCCGACCAACAGGCGCACCATCAACTGGAACTTGAGATACTCCACTTTCAATATTAGTACACGACATTCTCGGCATAGAATATGCCTTCATGTTTCCGATAGGATCAACTTTGACAACTCTTACAATTTCATAGTTGACAATATCATTTGCAAATGCACTTGTTGCAATTAATGCAGTAACTGCAACCGCTAAGATTTTCTTCATTGTTTGCTTCCTTTCATCACACCACCAATGACCATTGACAACCAAGTAACTGCCGCAACAGTTTCTACACTAACTGGAATATTAGTTCCAAAAATTACATTAATCGACATGATTGTAAAAATCGAGCCGATTGCAATTGCAGTTATAACAGCGGCAATTATGCCAAAATATACTGCGAGGTTGTCTGTTTTAAAATGTGCCATAAAAACTCCTATTTGATGTTTATACAGTATAACACACCATTTGTGGTATGTCAAAACGTATTCAAAGACGGTTGGTATTCGGCAATCAACTCACGCTCACGCTGGTGTGCGGGCTTACGACCACGAATTATTTCAAGGACTTCATATTGCCAGACTGCGCCAGCCAACTCACGCAATGCATTACACATTGCCCAGTTTTTGTTTTCGCACTTCGCACGACTCACATGTTTTTGCCAACGGACTTTTACCGAACGGGTGTAGGCTTGTCCCTGTGCAACAGTCAAGCCAACATATGAATCACCAGTGTCAACGCATGTGACTTTGTACAGTACATGGTTTCTGTCGGAACGTTTCTTTCTCAATGTCATATGACTAGTATACCACAGTAGGACAGCAAGTCAAGGGTTATTTTGGTTTTTGTTGTTTTTTTGTGACAAAAAGTGTTGTTTTTTTGACACAAAAAGCCTAAAAGCTAGTATATCATAAATATAAAAGTGGTTCTTATTTTGATAATATAATGTCAAAAAAATGACTCGACTAAAGCTGGCCGTGGGTTAATGTTTAACATTTGCCCACATAAATATATTGTACTAACTATATTCAAGATCATATGAAAAAATTATTAGCCGCACTATTTTTGATAGTATCATCAATTGCATATGCACAATTGCCGACTTCAACAATACCACTTCCACCAGATATTGCCGCAATTAAAAAGCGCAATGTCTTAATTGTCTCAATGACTAAAAAAGATGTACCACCGTTCTTCAGCGGTGATGCAGAAAATATTCGAGGGCTTGATGTTGAAATTGCAAAACGAATTGGAGCACTAGTGGGTGTTCCTGTTGAGTTTCGCAGAGATGCAGAAAGTTTTGCTGAAGTAGTTGAACAAGTTAGAGATGGCAGGGCCGACATTGCTGTTTCTAAATTATCAATTACTGGTCCAAGATTGCTTACTGTACGATTCAGCGACCCATACATTAAACTCAAACAAGCAATGATTATCAATCGTCTTTGGTTAAGTCAAAACTCACAAGGCAAAGAAGTGTATGAAGTGCTGAGAAATTTTAATGGAAAAATTTCATTCGTTAAGAACAGCAGTTACGACACATTTGCACGAACAAACTTTCCTAAAGCAATATACACACCAGAAGATAGTTGGGATACAATCATTAATAATGTGACTAGTGGTGCTATTGCGGCTGGATACAGAGATGAATTTGAAATTAAGAAAATTTCATTTGAGAAACCCGAGGCTGCAATTACCACAAAGACAGTTACAATATCAGACAGCATAGACAACATTGCCGTAGCAGTTAATGTGAATTCTACACAATTACTTAGCATAGTTAACTACGTTATTAGAAGCGAATACAATAATATCGACACCAAAAAATTAATGGATCGATACAAGGCTGAGAAAAAACCTGTTGCTCCAACAGCAACAAAATAATTAGGAAACACCATGAAATTTAATTTAAAATCATTTCTCTCTAGCCCATGGACCATATTAGGTTCAATTATACTTGGCGTACTTGCTGGTGTTTATGCGCCAGCAGTCAGCATGAATTTCGAAAGTGTTGGTGGTATCTATATCAGCTTACTTAAAGTAGTTGTAATTCCATTCTTGTTAGCTACAATTTTAGTTGGTGTTATCAGTCTTCTACAAAAAGAAGGTAGTGCCGCAATGATACGAAAAATTATCATTGGCTTTGTTGGTAGTATGTTTATTGCAGCCGTGATTGGAGTTGGCACAGTCGCATTGACTGGTAGTGAAATGACACCTGCAAAGCAAGCACAGCTTGGTGCAATTGTTAATGACAAAGAATCTGGCAGTGATCTTAATGTCACACTCAAAGAACCTATGCCAAAAACGGCCCATGTTGATCCAATGCAGATGGCGCAAAAGTTTATTCCAGAAAATATCTTTAATACATTAGCCGCTGGTGAGAGTTTGAAGATTGTTATCTTCTGTTTGATTTTTGGTGTTGCTCTCGGTAATATTAAAAGCACAGGACAAGAAATCTTAGTTGATATGTTGAAGAGTGTTCAACAAGCAAGTATTAGCATCTTTAAATTCTTAAACTACTTTCTTCCATTTGCGCTATTAGCAATGATTAGTAGTCAGGTAGGCAAAGTTGGTGTTGGTATCTTCTTGACGATGGTTGAGTTTATTATGCAACAAGCAATCGGTGGTTTCTTGATTATTGCAGTAGGAACTTTTGTTATTTGGAAACGATCTGGATTAAGTCTAATGACAGTCATTCGTGAAACTAAAGAGACATTGGTTGTTGCTGTCAGTTCACGTAGTTCATTAGCATGTATCCCATATGCACAAGAAGCACTACACAAACTACACTTTGATAAAACTGGTGTAGAGTTAACTGTGCCTTTAAGTTTCACAGTTAATCGTATTGGCAGTATCGCATACTATGCAATCGCTACTGTATTCATTGCTAACATCTACGGAGCACCAATGGGTGTGACTGGATTGTTGGTTGTTTTGTTTGGTAGTATCTTGGCTGGACTAGCATCAGCAGGTACAACAGGTATTCTTACGGTTGCTACTGTAGCAGTTGTTTGTGATTTACTTAAATTGCCGAGTGAAGCAGTATTAGTATTGTTGATTGCAGTTGATCCTTTGATGGATATGATTCGCACAGCAAGTCACGTACACGGCAATGTAGCAGTAACAGCATTCGTATGCGACAAGGAAGTAGACGATGGACAAACTCAAAGAGTTACTGCTTGAACTTTTAAAGTTCATAGGCGAAAGCCCATTCAGACTGTTTACAGTTATTCTACTGTGCTTT